TACAGCCGCTCTTGCGGCTACCCTCGGTGTTGAGGTGGCTATTGCTTCCGTTAGCCCTTGGCGGTTTGATGATGCTCGCAATACTGCTCTCGCTTTGCTTCCTGCCGATATTGATTTCTGTATTGCTTTGGACATGGATGAAGTCCTTGTGGAAGGCTGGCGTGAGCATCTTGAGCAAGTTAAGCCAGAGACTACTCGTCCTCGCTATCAGTACACCTGGTCTTGGAACGGTGATAAGCCGGGCCTTCAATATGGCGGAGATAAAATCCACAGACGACACGGATACCGCTGGAAGCACCCCGTCCACGAAGTCCTAGTCGCTGACCGAATTGAAGAAGTCCAGGAGTGGATTGGTCTAGAAATCCACCACCACCCAGATAATACTAAGAGCCGTGGGCAGTACTTCCCCCTCCTAGAGTTAGCGGTAAAAGAAGACCCGACTGACGACCGCAATCAGTATTACCTAGCTCGTGAATACTTTTTTAATGGCATGTACGGCAAGGCCGCTGAGATGTTCAAGCAGCACGTTGCTAACCCCAAAGCAACCTGGGGCCCAGAGCGGGCGGCGTCTTACAGATACATGGCAAAGTGTGAGCCAGAGAATGCTGAAGACTATCTAGTGCAGGCAGTCCAAGAAGCCCCAGGCAGAAGAGAGGCCAAGGTGGAGTTGGCGCAGTACTACTACACTCAGCAAAATTGGGAAGAATGCCTAGACTGGGCCAAACTTGCCCTGCTAGTGGAGGAAAAACCACTCGACTATCTATGCGAAGAGTTTGCTTGGGGCTCGTTGCCCTACGACCTAGCTGCTATTGCTTCCTATAACCTTGGGGATAACGACTCTGCGTGTAGTTATGGAGAGGTTGCGCTTACTTTTAGCCCAGAGGACGCTCGTTTAACAAGAAATATGGAGTTTTATAGGGGAGAATAATTTCAACTAAAGGCTTACCTGGTGTGCAGGTGAGGAATAAAAACCCGACAAGGTACAAGAGTAAAGCCCCCTGCAGAGGTGACAGGGGGCTTTACTTATTCCCCGACAAAGGGACAATATTTAAGTATACTGAAAAAAGAGTATTATGAGAGCGTATACACCAGGCGGCCGGTTCGACTCAGACTTCGAATCAGACAGTATCAGTGATGGCATCACTGAGGATTTGACCAACCCTGCCGGAACCATGGCTAAGTGGTGGAAGTATAACGCTGTTGCCTCTGTTAAAGACCCCGTATACGACGTTGAGCCTGTTGGCGCTGGCCGTGTGTGGACCGGCCCATCTGACCTAAAGATTGCCCGAGCAACCCTTACTCAGGGCACTAACGCGCTTAACGAGCGCGGTTTCTACAACGTTGACGTTTTGCACCTCACCACAAACATTGATGACCTTTATGGCGTTAGCCCAGAGTTGTTCGTGAATAGAGCGCTAATTAGCACTACTATTGACTTAGCAAACAAGTACCGTGTTGTGTGGAAGGGCCAGGTTTACCGCCCAATTCGCACCCAGACCGCCGGTCTAGTCGCTGAGCGCCACACACTCATAGTAATTGACCTAATCCAAGTAGCTCCAGACGAGCTGGTAAACGACACCCAGTTCTTGGCCTACGCCCAACCATAGGAGAACCATGCCAAAAAATGAAAAACCAGTTGTTTATACTTCAGACAGTGTAACTGGAAGAAATCGTCCGTTGACCCCGGAAGAGACGGCCCACTACGCAGAAAAAAGCAGAATAAACTCACACGGTCTGTATAAAAGTATGGAAGCCTCGGGCGACCTGGCCGGGTTTAAAAAGGAGTACCCTAAAGGGTTCGCTGCTCTGAAAAAACTACATGACGACCACGAAAGAATACTCTCTGCTACTGAGCCTAAGCCAGCCTCTAAGAAATCAGCCGCTGCTAAGCCAGCCGCAAAGACCATCGCAAAGCCAGCTGCGAAAGCTCCTGCAAAGCCAGCCGCTAAGCCAGTAGCCAAGAAGGCTGCTCCAGCAAAGAAGGCAAAATAATGAAGAAAGAAAAAGGCCAGGCCAAGGTCGAAAAGGTTATGAAGGAGTACAAGGGCGGAACCCTACACTCTGGCAAAGACCCGAAGGGCCCAAAGAAGGCTCCAGTAGTTAAGTCCAAGAAGCAGGCTATTGCTATTGCAATGTCTGAAGCGGGCATGGCTAAGAAGAAGAAAAAGAATGGCAAGTAAGAAGCCTGCTGCAAAGAAGACTAAGTCTTCGGTCAACGAGGCCGGAAACTACACCAAGCCTGGTTTGCGTAAGCAGCTATTCAACAAGATTAAGGCAGGCACTAAAGGCGGAGACCCAGGTGAGTGGTCAGCCCGTAAGGCTCAGCTTCTAGCTTCTGAATACAAGAAGGCTGGCGGAGGGTACAAGAGCTAATGGCTAAAGCAAAGTCTCAACAGTCACTAGATAAGTGGACTAAGGAAGAGTGGACTACTTCAGACGGGAAGCCGTCTAAGGGTAAGAAGCGCTACTTGCCTAAAAAGGCGTGGGAGTCCCTGACCCCCGCAGAGAAGGCAGCAACAAACAAAGCTAAGGCTAAGGGAAACAAGAAGGGCGACCAGTTCGTACCTCAGCCAAAAAAGATTGCTAAGAAGACTGCGAGGCACCGCTAATGGCTAAAGTAACCGCTGGCGGTAAAAAGCACAAAGTCACCCAAAAAAAGGTAGACAAAGGCGCAGGTAAAAAGGGCGACATTATCGTAGAGCAGAACGGCAAAACCGGTAAGAAAGAGCGCATGAACCTTACCAAACTTTCTGGCGCTAAGACTGTAGCACAGGGCGTCAAAGCCACTAAGAAGTTTCACAAAGAACACCCGGAGGTTAAATAATGGCAAGCGAAGCATGGCAGCGTAAAGAAGGCAAGGCCAAGAAAGGCGGCCTTAATGAAAAGGGCCGTAAGTCGTATGAAAGAGCCAACCCTGGCTCTGACCTAAAGGCACCAGTTAAGTCGGGCGACAATCCACGCCGTGCGTCTTTCCTAGCCCGCATGGGAAACATGCCTGGCCCTGAGCGCAAGCCTAACGGAGAGCCCACACGTCTTCTATTGTCCCTACAAGCTTGGGGAGCATCCTCAAAGGCTGACGCTAAGAAAAAAGCAGCGGCTATGTCTAAAAGGCTAGAAGGCAAAAAGAAGAAGAAATGAAACCGAAGAAGTCCCCGCTTAATAAGGCTGCTCAGGCTCGACGCAACATAGAGTCCGCAGAACTTAATAAGAACATGGGCAAGTTTAAGACCGGAGCTCACAGCTCTGAGCCTAAGCGGGCCCGTACTCGTGGGGCCTCTAAGAACAAAGCAATTGACGATTTTACTAATTAAAAAGGAACTATAATGGCAGAATGCAAATGCGGCACTTGCCGCTGTGGAAAGAAGGAGCCGACTAATGGCTAACACCCCAAAACCGGTACGTAAGACCCGCGCTGCTGGCCAAGCAGTAGGCAGAGTACAGGGCACTAAAAAAGAGTCTGCGGCCTACTCTAAGTTTGAAAAAGTTTCAGACAAGATGGCTAAGGGAGCTCCAAAACCAGCCCCAAAGATGGGCGGAGCAAAGCCTGCTCCAAAATCACCAGGACCAGCTAAGAAGGACAAGTAATGAAGAAGCCAGCATACGAAAAAGGCAAGTACACCGAGAAGAAGGACAAGCCAAAGGACGCAGCCATGCTTCGCAAGGCAGGTCTAACTGACAAGGAAGACAAGGCTAAGTTCAAGAAGATGGACGAGGCCCACGCTGCCAAGAAGAAGCCTAAGACCATGGCTGAAGACAAGGCAAAGGATGCCGCAATCATCCGCAAGATGAAGGCCCAGGAAAAGGCCCACGAAAAGCGTGAGGGCAAAAAGGGCGAGAAGGCTGAAGAAAAGCGCGAAAAGAAGTCAGGCCGTAAGTAATTAAATAAAGGATTAGCCCTGCGAAAGCGGGGCTTTTCTTTTATCCTAAGAGTGGCTCTATGCGGGAGCTGTACCACCCTTGCGCTGTATCTTGCTAACTCTATTGGAGACGTAATGTCTAGCATTTCTAGAGACCCGAAACGAAAGGTCTCCGAGCCCACCGAGGCCGACTTCGCCAGAGGCGTTGCTAGTAGTGCTGACCTTACACGCGGAACCGCCAGCTTTTTGGTATCGCTCGCCGCAAACATCCTAATGAGTAAAGCAAGACAGCGGAGGAAGCGTTGAGCGTATCACCTACCCTACTCGCATCTATTAAAGAGCTAGAAGCCCCCCTTACAAAAGAGCTACATAGCGTAGCCGAGACCGCTGGCTGGCCTTCTCACATTTACTCACAACTTAGCGTCGTAGCTATTGATGACGGCGTTGCAGTTAACGTGCCTGAATCTATTGAGAAAGAAGTAAGCGACCTAGAGTACGGAGTCATAGGCGGCCCTGCTACTCCTGTGCTTCGTAAATTTACTAACCACATCTCGCAGGTTCTGGCAAACAAACTAACTGATGACATCGTAGATAACTTATTTGCCCGGGGGGTACTTCCGTGAGTTATCTATTTAGTGAAGACGCTGCCCTAAAGTCTTTCCTACAGGGCTTTACGGTCTCGGACGAGAAGGTCACTAACCGCCCAGTACAGGTTTGGTACGTCACCCCTGACCTTGAGTTTAGAGCTCAGACTTTCCCATTCATAACGCTAGAGCTTATTGACTCTGTTCCAGCAACTTACAGGCAGCACTCAGGCGTGGTTGTAGATAACGACCGCCAAGGAACGGTTGCTCCGGTGGCTAACCGCGCTTACACCTATGAGATTCCTATTGCCTGGGACCTAACCTACCAGATAACCACCTATGCCCGTCACCCAAGGCACGACCGCTTGCTTATTGCTAACCTTTTAAATAAAGCTTTCCCAGGCAAGCGTGGTTATTTGCCTGTGCTTAATGACTTAGGAACTGAGAGGTCATACCGCCACATGTTCCTAGACGAATTCACTAAACGAGACACCGTAGAGGATGGGCGACGCCTGTACCGAAACGTATTTACCGTTTCAGTGACAAGTGAGGGCAGCGTTTCTCAAACACCATCCGTGAGAGAAGTTGGCACCGTCCTTATCAACGACACAATTGAAAACATCCCAGCAGACAAACAAATCGTTTAACAACTGTTCATTTACGAAAACTAAAGTCAAGGAGAATACCTTATGACGTACCTACGTCCCGGTGTGTACGTTGAGGAAACCCTCAACGCTATTGCACCTATTGTCGGTGCTGCATCCACCTCTGTGGCCGCCTTTGTTGGCACCATTGACCGTGGACCAGTTACCCCTACCCTAGTTACTTCGTGGTCGCAATACACTAGCCTATTTGGCTCGTGGGGCACGAACAACGACGTAACTACCGCAGTGTACTTGTTCTTTGCTAACGGCGGAAGCCAGTGCTACATCAGACGTGTAGTATCTTCAACATCCGCAGCAGCGGCCCGTACCCTAAACGACACCAACAGCACTCCAGCATCTACCCTTACCATAACCGCCAAGAGCCCAGGCACTTGGGGAAACAGCGTATATGTAGCGGTTGATGAGTCTACCCTAGATGGTTATGTAAACGTAACCGTATACTACGGCGGAACAACTCAGGCGTATGCTGTAGAGCGTTTCCCAGATGTAACTATGCTTACTTCTGACCCACGCTACGCAGTTGCAGTCATTAACGCTACTTCTAAGTACGTTACCGCTTCAGACGCTAGCCCAAGCGACTCACACACTGCAGCAGATAACCCAGCTACCACTGGTGGAACCCCACTGGCTTTGACTAGCGGTAGCAATGGCGGCTCGGTTACAACTGCAAACATTGTTGCTGGAGTAACTGCATTTGACACTGTTAACCAGTCTCTAATCCTAAACGCACCTGGCATCACTGGCGCTACTGACGTAAACGCCTTGATTACCTACGCCGAGGGACGCGACGACGTGTTTGTTGTTATTGATGCTTTGAACGATACAGTATCAGCGCAGATAACTCGCGCTGCTGCATACTCGTCAAGCTCTTATGCAGCTGTCTACTACCCCAACCTAACAATTCCAAGCCCGACCTCAACGGCTTCTGGTGCAACTGTAACCGCCCCTTGTGGTGCTGCAGTCATTGGACGCATGGTGTCTACTGACGCATCACGTGGTGTGTTCAAGGCCCCAGCAGGTATGGACGCAAGATTGTCAGGTGTTGTATCGGTTGCACAGCTTACTAACGCTGAGTTGGACTCTCTAAACCAGGGTGACCCAGCACCAGTAAACGCAATCCGTTACATCCCAGGCTCGGGCATTGTAGTAATGGGTGCTCGTACCCTAAAGCCAGGTTACGCTGACCGCTACATTCCGGTTCGTCGTAGCCTAATTTACCTACGCAAGTCGCTAACGGACTTGACCTCGTTCGCTGTGTTTGAGCCAAACGACTTCAGACTATGGAGCCAGATAACCTCAGCAGTAGAGTCGTTCCTTACCGATTTCTGGCAGCAGGGCGGACTTCGCGGTCTTGCTCCAGCTGACGCCTTCTTCGTTAAGTGTGACTCGGAGAACAACCCTATCGAGTCAATTGACCAAGGTCAGGTAAACATTGAAGTCGGTGTGGCTCTACAGAGACCTGCCGAATTTGTAGTTATCCGCATTAGCCAATACGACAGCGGCGCTGTTGTAACCGTATCCTAGGAGGAACATAAATGGCAACTAGCAGCATCTCACGCTTCTCTAAGTTGGAGACTGACCCGCTAAGAAATTTTAGGTTCCTAGTGAACTTTACTTTCTCTTCGGGCGACGCTACCAACAACGAGCCAAGCGCATGGCGCAGTTTTACCGGGGGATTTACTCAGGTAACTGGCCTTAGCACCACTATCGCTGATATTGCGTACCGTGAGGGTGGCATGAACACTACCCTACACCGCGTACCTGGTCAGGCGTCTTTCCAGCCAATCTCGCTTCAGCGAGGCGTATTGTATGGAAAGTCAGAGGCAATTAACTGGATGAAGCAGCTATTTACTGCAGCAGCCGGTGAAGGTATTCCAGGCTCTGGCGGAAAGAACTTCCGCTGCAACGTGGAAATCATTGTCCTTGACCACCCAATTGTAGCCTCACCACAGCTAACCGCATCTGGTGCTGGAGACGCATACGACCCTCGGGCCTACAAGATGAAGTTCATTGCTCACAACGCATGGATTTCAAGCTTGAACTTTAGCGGCCTAAGCGCAGCTGACAACAACTTGATGTACGAGGACATGACCCTCGTCCACGAAGGCTTGTCGGTCAGCTTCGTAAACAACTAAATATTTTAGTTGGTAAACTAATAGGTAAATCCGAATTAAATAGGAGCATTAAATGGAAAACTTCACTAGCGACCCAAACGCTATAAACGCAGCAGCAGCAGCACTAAACGAACCGGAAAAACCTGCTATTAAGACGGTAGCTCCGTCTAAGACTGAGGTGTCGCTCCCCGGCGGTTTCATAGCCGGGGACGGCAGCCTCGTCAAGTACGCAGAGGTACGAGAGCTTACTGGCTCAGATGAAGAGGCTATCTCTAGGGCAGGGTCTATCGGCAGAGTGCTGGTAGCCATGCTGCAGAGAGGCCTAGTTTCAATCGGAGACCAGCCGGCTAAGAAGGACGACCTCGATAACCTACTTAGTGGCGACCGAGATTCGATTCTAATTGGAATCCGAAAGGTAACTTTTGGAGACTCTATTGATTACACCATCACCTGTCCTAGCTGTTCTACAGAGCTGGATGTATCAGTAGACCTAAACAAGGATGTCCCTTACAAGGACCTCGAGGACCCAATTAACGGACGCAGCTTTACGTACAGTTCAAAGACCAAGGGAGACATTGTAGTTTCTCTCCCTACGGGCTTGACTCAAAAGAAACTTTTGGAGAACAACGACAAGACCAGAGCGGAGCTAAACACAATCCTGCTTGCTGGCTGCGTTGACTCCGTAAACGGTACGGTGTCTCTAGGGGCATCTACCGTGCTAGGTCTTGGCATGGCTGACCGAGAGGCCATCATTGCCGAGATTGTTGAACGTAACCCGGGCCCACGCCTCGGGGAGGTGAAGACGACCTGCGAGGCTTGCGGAGAGGACATTCCTATGCCGCTGTCGTTAGCAGATTTGTTTCGTCTATAGAGAATCAGACTACGAAGCACTACTCGACCAGTATGAAGCACTATCTCGTTTCTTTCCCGGATGGACGCTCTCTGACATAAGAGGGCTCTCTTCGAGAGAACGTAACAACTGGTTGTCGCGAGCAACTGGAAGAAAAAAGACTGGTAAGTAGAAGGTAAGCACATGGCATCTGACTTCATGAGTAAGTTTGGAATCGGCGGGCAGTCCGGCAATAAAGTACGCCTAGTCGCTGACCTACGCGGAGAAATAGAGAAGCTAAACACCGCACTAGAGAAGACTGTAGGTCTTTCTGAAAAAATAGCTAGAAACTTAAGAAAAGCATCTGGCAAGACCGGCGGTACCGGCGATGTTATGGGCGGAATGAACCTGCCGCCAACAGGTCCGGCTGCAGCAGGCCCCGCTGGAGACCTCACGTCTTTGGGATTCCAGGGTCCAGGTGCCGGAAAACTTCAGCCTATGACCTCCACAGGATTTATAGGCGCACCTCCGCAAAGCGCGGGGTCAAAGCTCTGGGATAACTTTAAGCAAAACATAGGTCAACTTGGCCTTACTGTTGGTGCCGGTGCGGTTCAGGGTGTTGATACTGAAGCCCTCATAATGAACGAGGTTACCAGGCGCAGATTTGGATTCTACGCCGGTCAGCCTGGAACTGCGGCAGGTGCAAATGCAATGAGCACCCTGATGAACCGCGGAACGTTTATGAGTGCTATGGATGCTGCGGGAGCAGTATCTGCCGGAGCAAGCATGGGTCTAATGCCTGGCATGAAGAACTACAACACGGTTCTTGGCAGCATGGCAACCATTTCTAACCTAACTCCCGGAGTTTCAGGTGAGCAAGCTGCTGGAGCGGTGGCTGGACTTAACCAGGCACGAAACGTAAACATGCTTCGTATGCTTGGCATCAATGTTCGAGACCAGCAAGGTCTTATGCGCGGGTTTGAAGAAATCGCCAATGACCTGTGGAATAGCCTAAACAGGCAAAAGACCGGCAGCGGAAAGATTACCGCAGAAGACCTTGCGCTGTCTCTACAGCCTGGTAACTCGCTGGACATGCTTCTCAACCAGTACTTTGGTAATGACCCTGTGCTGCGTCAAAGCGTTGTAGCCGCACTCTACCAAAAAGCGGGCGGAGGAGGTTTCTCCAAAGAGTCGCTGAAGAAATCAGGCGCTAACCCAGAGCTTACTCAGTCATTCGGAGAGCGCCGTGCTCGTGAATACGGGGCTATTGAGAACTTTACTGACGCTGCTGCAGTAGGTGTTACACAGTCAAATAACTTGATTAGAGACGTGGCGGGTACTTTTGAAAACGCTAGCGGCCTGTTTAAGAGTGCGGTAGATGTATTTGTCACAGCTGTAACCGGCTCACAGAACTTCCTAGGGGCGTTTGGCGGAGCGCCAGGAACCATTCTTGCCGGTGTAGCAAACTTTGTTCCTAACTTGCTAAGGGGCGTTTTCGGGGGCGCAGGTGCCGGCGGCGATGGTCTTAAATCGTCTGTTCGAATCAGAGGCGGGCGCAGAATCGGTGGCGAGGGCACTAAAGGAACTACGGCCTCTCCACTTAAGGGCCAGCTAACTACTCCAGCTGATGGTGAGTTTGGTAACTTTAACAAGTCCTTCAGAAAGCGTGAGCACCGAGGCGTAGACTTTGTTGCCGATATTGGTGACCCAGTATTTGCTGTACAAGACGGTGAAGTAATTGCGTCTGGCGAAAGCGGAGAGCTTGGAAACCGAATCCGAATTAAGCACGGAAACGGATACAAGACGGTATACGCTCACCTTGATAGCACGGCTGTATCTCGTGGAGACACAGTTTCGGCAGGTGACCTTATCGGTTACGCAGGAAATACCGGAGCGTCTACCGGACCTCACCTTCACTTAGCCGTAGAAAATCAAAGCGGCGGGGTAGTAGACCCATCAACCATTTTGTCTGGTATATCTAGCTCATCTTCTAGCGGTGACACCGGAGACGCCGCAAAGCAAAGTAAGAGCCTTTGGTCTCAAACTACTAGCGCCGGCTCTTTGTGGTCAGAGGCCCCTTCAATGGAATCTGCAAGCGGCTCTGGTGGAGATGGCGTAGGACCTGCAAACATGGCCTCGTCAGTTAACTACGGTGGGGTCAACGTAACTATAAACATCCCTACTGGCACTGCCCTAAATGAAGAAAAGCTTGCTAGAGAAATTAAGAAAGTATTGGCAGATGAAGAGCAACTTAGAATGGCGGTAACCCGATGACAGATTATGATACCCAGAGCGGAGCAAGCGAAAGAGCTGCCGCTAGGGGCACTCAGATAGTTTACGTATACGGTGACGGCAGTACGCAAAAAGGTCCTCTAATTAAAACTACCGTTGGTAACGGACTTTCGCCTAGTATTCTGCGCCAAGACCCGCCAATTATTCAACAAGAAGCCGGACTTCCAATTAATGTTAGGCCTGGAGACATAGTAGATAAGTACGGATGGCTTAACGGTAACAATGTGCCGTGGCGAAGCTATGGTGAGGCTAAGTACATCTACGGACAGCCGGCTACAAACTCTAGCATCTTTGATACTCAAGATGAACTTAAATACAGATTGTCTGATGGTACATTCACTCGCGTTCCAGCTGCTAGTGCCAGCACCGTTGTTGAACAATACGCTGAACAGGGCGGCTCTATTCCTGCAGCACCAGAAAACCCGGGCGACTATAAGTGGAACTTGCCACCTCACAGGTGGAGTATGCCTATTAAACCAAACTCCAAGTTTTTTTATACAGGGAAAAATAAAGGCGTTAGACCGCCTGTTTCTGACGCATATAGGCGTGGCCGCATCTGGTGGAAGGCAAATGACCCGACTGTACAGGTATTTTCTTCAGACAAGCGCGGAAAAAATACTACCAAATCCAAGCTTCTACAAAAGGACGACGGCTCCAGAAGATACGGTTTTCAGTTTATGTGGAACCCTGAAACGTTTAGTACTGCTGTTGCGGTTCAAATGGATGCCACCCCTACTGCCAATGACCGTTTTCTAGGCGTTGCTGGTGCGTTTCCTGCTACCGAAACCATTACCTTTAACATCAGACTAGACCGCACAAACGACTTTGCCTGTGCTGCTGGGTCTACTGGACGTCCTACACAAATCGCTAAGGTAGGCACCGGAGTAATCGCAAATAACTGGGTTACTAAAGACTACGCTAGACGATTTAAGAATTACTACGCGGCATCTGGAAGCTTCTTTTCTGGAACAGGAGTTAACGAAGAGTTTTTTGTAAACAACATTGTTGACTTGCTGCAGCGCGGTACCTTAGCAGACCTTGAGTACCTGTACATGGCTATTAATGGTCCAGGCCCGGGAACTGAAAACGCTCTGACTGTTGGTAACAGATGGGTTAACAGCCGTGGTGTAGCCACTGCTGATATTGGTTTCTTAATGCCTACGCTTCTTAACATAGACATTGGTCCGCTTTCTTATCAGGGCTACGTAACTAACCTTCAGGTTAATCACCTGTCCTTTACGCAGGAAATGATTCCTATCCGTACTGACGTGACTATATCTCTAAACCTACTTGCGACTGTAGGTTTGGCTGGAACCAATAAAACTAAGTAAGGAATAACATGGCTATATATCTAGGCTCTAGGTATGAAAACTCTACCGTAGATTTTCTTGCCTATCGTTCTACAGAAGCGGCTGCTCCTGTGGTGTTTTACCAATTCCCTGAGATTGGAGAGATTACTTACTCAGAGTACACTTGGCAAGAGGGTGACCGCATGGACCAGGTAGCCTCTAAATTTTACCGCTATCCGGAGCTGTGGTGGCTAGTCGCCCAGAATAATCCACAAATCGACGACCACCAAAAGATACCAGCTGGAACTGTGCTGAGGATTCCAATTGTTTAATTATGTTTCTGTAACTTTGCCGTCCAGCACACTGCAATTTAAGCGTGTGTTTAGGGTGACCTATCGACAGCATAACTATGAGCATGACTACGCTAGGGTTTACTTTAGGGACTGGAACGCCTCTATAAACAAGGCTAAGCCGGGCAGTCCAATTATTATTAAGCTAAAAAACAAAGAGTTCTTTGGCTATGTGCACGATATCAGGGGTCACCAGGACTCTACCTCTAACTTTACTGAGGTTGGAGTTATTGGCGCTTCGTACGTTATGCGCCAAGGTAGCCAAGAGGTTTACAAGAACGTAACGGCTGACCAGGTGGTCGTGAAGATTGCAAAGAAGTACGGCTTTTCCTATAAGGTAACCCCACACCCGCGCGTGTACCCACAAATATCTCAGGCAGGCCTTACTGACTGGGAACTAATGGTTAAGCTAGCCAAGCAGTGCGGGTACTTCCTAAGGGCCGAAAACACCTCAATTTACTTTCAGCCACTAAACCAAGACTTTGATGAGTACATCTACGAAGCCCCAGTGTTTGCTAAGAATGACGCTGGATTTAAGTCTTACTCCCCGCTTTACTCATTTAAGCCGCTGATTGGTGAGACGCTTGCTCACAACGGCGCAGACAAGTCTGCTATTTCTATCGCTGGTATAGACCCGCAAACAGGGAAGTACTTTAAGTACACAAAACAGCGCCGCTCATTGCCCACTCGCCGCAACTCTCAGCCGGAGCTTTTTGATAAGCACAGTACCGGTGTCGTGGCTAACAGCTACAGCACTGCAATACAAGAGGCAAAAAGCGCCGATGAAAAAAGCCGTTTTCCATACTCTGCGGAAGCGGAAGTAATCGGGGACACTAGATTACTCCCGGGCCACCCAGTATACATGGCCGGTGTAGGTAATGAGTACTCTGGTTACTGGACTGTGCTTCGAGTGGAGCACTATGTAGTTGAAGAATCTTTAAACGCCCAGCGATTTACCACGCGTCTACTGCTAGGTACTGACTCGTTGGGTGAGGTATCAGACCCTAAATACCCGGTAACACCTCCAGATAGAGCCGTACGTATCGTGTCTTCTAGAGCAAGAAGCACGCGAATAATTCCGCGAACTGTGCTAAGAGCTGCAGGAAACCAGGTAAAGCCCAAGGGAGCCGTCTCTTTGGTAAGCAGGACCAACAGAGCCAATGTAGCTAGCAAGCACATACGTCAAAATACCTGGGTGTCTTTGCAAGGTAACTTAAACAGTCGTCCGCCTAAACCATCCATATCACCTGTAATTAGAGCTAAGGTTGCACGAAATGTCGCACGATGAAAAATATCCTGGTCTTTACAGGGGAGTTGTAGTAGACGCCAACGACCCTAAAGGCTTTGGAAGAATAAAGATGATAGTTCCCCAGGTATCAGGGGAAAATGTAACTGACTGGGCCTGGCCTGTGCTAGGCGGTATTTCACAGCACCGACCTGTATATGGGGAGTGGCAAGAGGACAGTAATCAAACCGTTGCTAGTACTACTACTGCTTACCCCATTCAATTTAGCGTAGACGACGGGCACTATGGCATTGACATTGTTGATTCCAGCAAGTTTACCTTTGCCTACAAAGGTATCTACAACATCCAGTTCTCTCTTCAGCTGCAGAACACTAACACTTCTATTAAGGAAGCTACCATATGGCTACGTAAGAATGGCACAAATGTAGAGGGGTCTGCTGGTGTGGTAGCGGTGCCTAACTCTCACGGTGGTACCCCGGGCTATGTTATTGCGGCTTGGAACTACGTTCTGGAGTTTGCCGCCGGGGATAACTTTGAGCTTATGTGGCACACCAACAGCACAGACGTATCTTTGCATTACTACCCAGCTGGTACTGCCCCCGTACACCCATCTGCTGCGAGCGCTATCATAACTATCGCAGCCGTGGGTAAGGTTGCACCACAGCCGTCTGAAGGGGTCTGGGCGACCTTTGAGGGCGGAGACCCTAATTTCCCACTATGGATTGGAACATTCTAATGTCAGTTATTGCCATGCCTTTTAGATTTAACTCTTTGGGCCGTATCGAGACCACTACAGACGCCAGAATAGTCTGGAAAAACCGCATAGTAATGCTGCTCGCCAGCAAGTTTGGCGAGCGAGTAATGCGCCCCGACTTTGGCAGTGACCTCCACAAAACCCTGTTTGAAAACGAAGAGGCGGCCCTAGAAATAGCCCAGCGCACCATTACTATCGCCTTTAATCAATGGCTTGGTGACCTACAATTGTTAGAGATTAACCCTACATACGACGACTATTCGGGCACTATGGAGTTTGAAATCAGGTATTCACTTCCGTCTGGAGAGCAGGATAGCGTCTCCCTAAATACCGCCTTGTTTAACAGAACTGGCGACCTACTACAGGAGGTAGCACGTGGATAACAACATTAATTACATCCCGCAGATAGACTACACCTCTAGGGACTATCTGGCGATTAGGGATGACCTAACTAATCTTATTAACCAGTTTGCGCCTAACTGGACTAGCCGTGACCCATCTGACCTGGGCATAGTCATGATTGAGTTGTTCTCATATCTCGGCGACTTGATGAACTTTTATACCGACAGGTCTGCAAACGAGGGCTTTATTGCCACCGCTAGCCAGAGGGACAGCCTTCTTCAGCTTGCCCGTATGCTCGGCTATGTTCCGACAGCTCTTTCGGCGGCATCGGTTACTTTAACCTTTAGCAACTCTACAGCGTCTAGCGTAGTAGTTCCTGCAAAGACTCAGGTAGCAACTACTTCTGTAGTAAACGGCCTTAACACTCAAATTGTTTTTGAGACTAACTCCGCAGTTACTGTCCCTGCCAAAGTGGGCGCTACCAATGGAACTGCTACCGTTTTGGCTAGCCAGGGCGTGACTATTACTGACGAGCTTCTAGGCACATCAACCGGTGCGCCAGGTCAGGCTTTCCGCCTATCAGAGCCTGATGTAATTAACACAAGCGTGTCCATTCTAATCAACGGAATCAGCTACTCATACAGCCCGTCTCTTCTAAACAACAACTCGTACGACTCTGTTTTCTCTCTAAACACTGACGCTGAGGGCTACACCTACGTTGTCTTTGGAGACGGAATTGGTGGTCGCGTGCCTCCAACGGCTGCTTCTATCTATGCTACCTACAGAGTTGGAAACGGTACTCTAGGAAACGTTCCGGCCTACACCCTAGAAGATATGCTGACCAACATTACTGCGGGTATTACAGTAACAAACACTGAGGGTGCGATTGGCGGAGCAGACGAAGAGTCGTCTGACTCAATTCGCCTCAACGCTCCAAGAGCGCTAAAAGCATTAACTAGAGCCGTGTCTCTGAAGGACTACTCTTACCTTGCTCTTCAGGTTCCAGGAGTGGCCAAGGCTAACGCTACCTCGTCTGTTTACACAAACGTTATCTTGTACGTAGCTCCATTTGGTGACCTCGGGGTTGATTCTCTAGGCGCACCTACCGCAGCATTCAATGCATTGTCCGCTAATGTCGCCACGTATTTCCTAGACAAGACCCCGCCAAACACTACATTGACCATTCTTCCGCCTACGTACGTAGACATTGACATTGAAATGACGGTTCACATCCTGCCGCAGTACCAGCAGGCTGCCACTACAACCAGCACCCTAGCAGCACTTAGAGAGTTGGTATCACAAGACAACTCGTTCTTTGCTGAGGTAATTCCAGTTCAATACCTTCTAAATGCCGTTAGCTCTGTTCCTGGAGTAGACTACGCAACCGTTGAGCTTTTGAGAAGAACTGCTTCTGCCCAGTTGTTCTCTGTAAACAATTACAGCCGAAGCACAAACGTAGTAACTATTACTACTACCGCAACTCACAACATCACGGTTGGTCAGACAATAAAGGTTGCTGACGTATCTGCGGCTGCAAATGGTACCTGGGTAGTCACCGCGGTTACCGGCACCACGATTTCATTTGCTACCTTGACTAGCGGAACAATTACCTCTACCGCCGTATCTCCGGCTGGTTCAGTAAGGGCCTTGGTAGTTGAGACAATCACGTGTGCCGTCAATGAGATTCCGGCAGAAGGCACATTTAACCTAACCGCTATTGGCGGAATCCAGTAAGGAGAATCATGGCATCATATCCAGGAAGTCTACACACATTTACCACCAAGGTAGACAACACTGACCTAGTTCTTGCTGCCCACGTAAACGTGTTGCAGGATGAGGTCGTCGCTATTCAGACTGCTGTCGGTACCAACCCAGCAACTGGAACAAACACCTACACCAGCTCTGGCTACACTGTAGGAACTAGCCACCTAACTTTGGCGGCTAGGCTTACAAACCTAGAGGTCGGTATTGTGGGCGACTCACACAACCAGTACGTCAAGGTTGCTGGAGGAAGCACAATCACTGCTGCGTCTTCTTCTACTAAGGGCATTGTAATTAAGGGTGCCTCTAGCCAGTCGGCAAACCTCCTAGAAGTTCAGAACAGCAGCGGAACAGTTCTTGCTTCTATTAGCGCGGCTGGTGGAATTACTGACACCAAACTAACTCCTGACCTAGACAACCTGTACGTAATGAAATACGTATTTGGATAGGACTTTAAATGGCTGTCTACGGTAGTAATTTTTATGGGCTCTTTACCTATGGCGCTGAGCCACTTGT